AGGTAATCAGAACACAGCCGGTGGATAAAGAAATTGCACCATTCTCGCCGGTACTTGGGGATGGCAGATATAGATACTGCAGTTTGGGCGATTGTGTCAAAGTTGTTTGTGTTGTTGATAATATTGTCATGGTTGAAGATATGTCTGGTTCTGAATCAAGAGGCGTTGTTGCTGACATTGATTGCAGGTTTGATGATGATAACTGGAAAGCTGTGGATGAAGCCTGGGAATATGTTTACGGAGACAAGGGAAAAGAAGCAGAGCCGAAGAAACTGGAGATTTACCAGTTTGACTGCATTACAAGAGAATCTTTTTCTGCTGCGGATCTTGCAGAACATGATTTTAAGTTAAAAGAAATCGTATATGTTCCGCATGGTGATAAACAGGTGGCGTTCAGAGTTGAGCATGTTACAGATGAAAAAGCATACCTTGTTGCTACTGATTGCGTTGGTCGGACAAAAATGACAGATATGAATGAGTATCTGGATAATTTTATGAAAGAGATGCCGGAAGATCTGCTTGATATTTGTGGCGAGATCGAACATAAAGTAAACGGTCAGCTTATCAGAAAAAGCAAAGTTACTTTGTTATCATACGGAAATACTACCGGATGCGAAAACTGTAATGGTATTGATGACATGCAGTTTGACGGATTAAAAACAGAAGCAGACAGATGTAAAAATGATACAAACGGAGAAACTTGCTGGTATTGGGAAGATACCCCGTATGATTATGAGGACTGGGATGAAGATTCTTATGCTTCCCATTCCACGAATTTCCTCTATGTCGGCGCTACCGGCAATCCGTGCAACGGCTACGGCATTGCTTCCAACCCTACTGGCGTTTGCCCTTGCCTCTCTATCTTAAGAAAAAAGAAAAAGGATAATTCCGAAGAGTAGGATTAAAAAGTAAACAATCGGATTTTGAAGATCCAAAAGATCTGCGTTAGCTTGTCTAACGCCTTATAAAAAGATTTTGAGGTAAAAATAATGACGAAAGCAGTTATTTTAAAAACGGATTGTGGCATAAAAATAATGGGAAGCATTCAATGTAGTAACGGTTGTATTTTTGATGCTGAAGGATGTTTCCGGTATTGCAACGAACATATCAGTGAACATCGTGATGAATTACGAGCACAAAAGCTGATGTATGTTTCTGGAACACTTGCCAATGAACCAAAAGAAAAGGAAGATTGGTACAAAGATAGGGCAAATTTCATTGATATTGAAATTTCCTATGAATGTGATCAGTCTTATCATTAAAATTTAGGTAGAATAAAATAATTATTGACATATACAATAAAATGTGTTAATATAAGTAATGTGAGGTGAAACAAATGGTAACAGGAACGAATTTAAGAAGAATCCAAAATAAAAAGATTCAGAAAAATAATACTTCCGGCTGCACAGGCGTTTCTTTTCATAAACAAAAAGGTCAATGGTACGCAAGAATAAATTTCAAGGGCAAAAGTCATAGCTTGGGATATTTCGATCATGTAGAAGATGCGATTGCAGCAAGAAAGAAAGCTGAAAAAATGACTTTTGATGAATTTGTAAATGCGTATTCTAAAAAGAAAGTAATAGAAATATAAGGAGAAAAACAATGATTAAACAGAATGTTCAGATGACACTTGGAGCTACAATTTGTGATTTTGGAAGTGGTGACATTTCCGTTGGCGTTAAGTCACGTTTAGATGATTCAAATAAAGTCTCTATTACATTAGGTGCGATGAAAGACAAACAGGAAATTGGAAGCCCTGTTCAGAATGCTTCATTTAAAGAGGCTGTAGTTATGAACTTTGACAAGATCGAAAGCCTCGAAACAGTTAAAAAAGCTGTGGAGTCTGCCATTGATATTATGAAAAAGAAAGCTGAAATTGCAAAAATGCCGGAAGATAAGGTGTTCACAGTATCGCTTAAAAATATTTGGACAACAGGTGCTTTTACATGCTCAAATCCTTCACCGATTAAGATTATGACTTGCATGAAACACTTCCAGGAAAAAGGCAGCATCGACAGGAATCTTGTAGTGGACAAAAACATGTGCCTGACAGATGGATATGTGGGACTCTTGGTTCTCAGAAATGAAAATGTTGAAAAGGCAAAAGTTACCGCACCAAACGGTATTTCAGTGAAACTTGATGGTAAAGAAGTAAACTTCAAATCAGATAAAATTGCTCTTTCATATGATGTGATCCACAAGGAAGGGATTGAAGATGCCTTTTATCTGGTTGTGAATAACTGTGGAAAACGGTATGAGTTTCCGGCGGCTACACTGTGCGATGCAGTTGAAATGTTGAAAAGTATCAATAAGGTGTTCGATGCAGAATATACACTTGTTGGATATGGCACAATGAATGTCGGACTGGCAGAAAAGATGAGAAAAGCTGGAATGAGCTATAAATTTGCAGGGAAGCCAAGTGTGGATTACAAAACCATTTAAGTAGTATTAAATAAAGGACAAGAAACATAATAAGGCTTATTATATTAAAAGGACGTTGATTAAGTGATAAACAAAAAAGAGTTCATTGATATGGTAAGCGAACATACCGGGAAAACAAAGAAAGATATTGAAGAATGGACAACTTTGATTTTTGAAGAAGTCAAAGAAGCCGTAAAACTGTATGGAGGTCTGAAACTTGTGAATTTTGGTACATTTGACACCAGAGAGCGAAAAGGCAGGATGGGGAAAAATCCAAATACACAAGAGGATTTATACATAGAGGGAAGAAAGATATTGCACTTTACTCCCGGAAAAGAAATCAGAGAAATTGTGAACTATTAAAACAGTCCGGGGTTTTGGAAGCTCCAGAATCCCGGATAAAAAGAACAGTGGAGAATATTATGTCAAGAGCATTCAGAAATGGAGAAAGAGATTTCATAAAAGATGAAATAGTGTTTATCGTTGATAAACTTGATAATCTGATGGATATATTGATTGGAAAAATTGACGCATATGCTGGCAATGATAAATATTATGTTGATTTATATACGGTTACGGAGAAAAAGGACAATATTGATCCGAACCTTAATATCAATATTGGAGATGATGCCGGTATTAGAGAGTGGATTAGCAGAGGATATTTAGTGCTGCGGTCATCCATTGAACATTACCAGAAAAAGAATCCAGATTCTCCATTGTATATTGTTGAACGAAAAAATAATATTTTTCATTCTTGGAAGGATTCAGTAGATGAATTTAACCGAAGGAAAGAAGAAAAGAAAGCCGAAGAAGAACGGCGTAGCAATATGACAGAATATCAGCTTTGCAGAGAAGATAATGCCGTATATTTGAAAAAGTGCGGTCTTTCTGATAAGGAAATATCTGAATGCCTAAATCTGATTGATAAAAATGATTCACTGCCAGATATGGAAGATATTGATATTAGACGATTTTGCAATGAGGTTCAGTGGAAAAATCATGGAAAATGGGAAAAACTAATTGGATTTAATCGACCAGAAGAAGAAAAACATAGTGAAAAATATTATGCAAATATTTATCATGTGTGGGATTTGGACAAAAAACCTGTTTTTCGTGGATACACTAATGAGTCGCCGGAGTCTTTATTTGAAAAATATGGTGATTACACAGAGTATTGTTTTCATGTCGCTAACAAAGAGTGGAGCATTGAAAAAAGTCTTGAGATCCCTGTTGGATATAGCAGTTGTGTTGTAATGGACGAAAATGAAGAATTGAAACCAGCACTGGTTACAGAATATTTGACAGAACATGGAACTTTTGAACTGGTTGATGGAAAACTTAGGCACTTTGATATGTTTATTGATTATAAACATAATGTAAATACCTTCTGGATTTCCGTATATTCAAATTCAAAACTTAACGACCAGGAAATTCGTGAATGGTTTTCAAAGAGAATCGGAAAAGTAACTGGAAAATTTGAGAAACTTTTTCAAGAAAAAATAGAAAGTCTTGAAGTGAGGAGGCGAAGATAGATATGCGAAAACATTATATGGATATTGTAAATAGGATAAAAAGTAAAACACCGGATTTCGATGAAAATAGATTTCACATTCTGATTGCAGATGAAAATAATTTTGATGGTATGCTTGTTCAGAGTTGTACTATATCAAAAGACAGAAAATGGATTTGTGTGCCACGAGAGGACTGTGATCAGCATGGAGATTTCTATACGCCAGTTTGCTATGAGGTGGTCGAAGAATTTGAAACATTTGTCGGAAATGGCAGCATAAGTTACAGAGTAAGAGTTTTCTTGTTGAATAGAAGATAATAAATACGGGGCTGAAATAGGATTCGATTGGGCATAGAACGGATATAACTCGCAGGAGTGGTTGCCTTACAACCAAACTTAAAATAAACGCTGAAGAAACAAGAATGGCGGCGTAAGTCGCACTCTACATAGATGACTGTGGGATAATTCTATGTAGAGCCGAAATTCCCACAAAAGTTTCCTGTTTTCCTTAAAAACAGGTGGTGGACTAGGCAAGAAATCAGTATTGACCTAAAACGGCATGAGCTATCTCGTTTCGCTTGGATTCCGTTTTTAAATAAAATCCGCACGAAAGAGTATTGCGTAAGAAGTTATATGGCTAGTATGTGTTTAAGACCGGGGTTCGACTCCCCGCAGCTCCATCTAATAAAAAAACAAGGAGTGAAAAATTATGTTAAATACAAAACCAGGGAAAGAAAAGGAATACAGTGATTGGTTCGATAAGAATACAGACTCATATTCTCGTAGATGTTTTACCTTTGCAGAAGGTTGGGCTGAAAAGATGGAAAATGAAATATCAAAAATGCCCCCCCATGCCTCTGCAATTGACATCATTACTGAATGTGCAGACAGAACAGCCAGAGAAGAAGATACTGACGGTATTACAGGCTTTATGTATGGTTGTGCTTGTAGCATATTAGAACAGGAATGGAAATACGGAGATGAATTTAAGCAGTGGAGAGAAAACGAAAGGAATAAATGAGGAAATGAAAGCATATGATGTGGGGTTAATATGTGGGAGATTCCAGACTTACCACATTGGTCACGAGTCACTTATCAACATGGGAATGCAGTTATGTGATCGTATTCTTATCTTAATTGGATCAGCACAGGAATGTGGGACGGAGAGAAATCCTCTCAATATCAACACAAGGACAAAGATGTTAAGAGAAATCTACGGCGATTCGCCCAACATTATGATTTATGGACTGGCTGATATGACAGACGAAAATGATATTCGTCCGGAGTGGGGCAAATATCTCCTGGGGAATGTGGATAGATATGTCTATAAAGTTCCAGAGTTAATGATTACCGGAAATGACGAGGAAAGAAACCGATGGTTTGCGGATGAAGATGTTATAAATATGTCTCAGCTCATTGTTAATCGTGGTAAGATTCCGATTTCTGCTACTCAGGTTAGACGGTTCATGGTAGAAGATGATCGAAAAAAGTGGATGGAGTGGGTGAACCCGAAGCTGCATAAGATGTATGACGAAATTCGCCGGGAGCTTATGTCTGTTCCTTTTTATCAGAATATGCACATGGAAATAATGGCAGAAAAAGTAAAATCTGATAGTAATTACGGCAAATATTTAAAAGATCAGGAACACATAAAAGAACTGAGGAAAGCCGAAAGACTACAATAAGCAAGGATTGAAGGGGCGCAGCATCCGCAATGCCCGATGTGTGGAAGTTTACAGATACAGAGAATCACAACAGCAAAACGTGCAGCTTCGGTCTATACTGTAGGACTTGCTTCTGACAAGATCGGTAAACAGTTTGAATGTAAAGCATGTAAGTATAAATGGTAACAGATAGGTGGTTTCATGCCACCTATTTTTTAAAATCAAGTAGATTAAAATAAACGTAATTAACACTTGAAATTTTTAAAAAAGTATGGTAGTATATATCATGTAAGGAAGAGATACAGAAAATGACAAAACAGGAGGTTTTTATTAAATGTACAGTATTTCAAAAAAGAAGTTTATTCAGCCGGATATGGAAATGGTAAGCAGAATCATTGATAAGCTCAATGAGAAGTTTGATCCTACAGAGAGTTATCATCACAGTAGCGTAGATACGGAAATGTTCGAGTTTCACTATCAGACAGACGGAATGAAACGTGAAGCATGGAGTATTACATTTTTGGGACAGACTGTTATCAGTGGTAGCGAATTTGGGCTTGATTATTCAGAGTGCCAGGAAGAGTCATATCTGACACTGGAAAGCCACAACGAACAGAAGATTTTCATGTTGGCAGTAAACGGAACAATCAATCATATCGACAAGCTGATTCAGTATGTGGCACTTTCCGATACTTCAAACCAGAATAAGCAAAAATGGATCGGAGAGCTGAAGAAAGGTATTAAATAGAGAAAGGGCGGTTATTATGTTTTTAATTACTGTAAGAGCTTACTCTGATTTTGATATACCTTATGATATACCAGTTATTGCCGTAGGCAATAATAAAAAATTAAATGAAATCATTGACACATTGAATGGTTTTTCTAAAAACCACAACCAAAATGGAGAAGATAAGAAATTATCTGAACTGCTAAAAGATAATTTGCTGTATAAAGAATTGAATGAGTCGTTAAGCTCCAAAATTGATGAACATGATGCAGATATAATTATTAGAAAGCTGACAGATGTATGCAAAAACAATAATGTATTTGTATATGATGATATTTTCAATATTTTGGAAGTAACAGAAATATAGACTTAGAAAGGAGAGCATTATGGTAGCATATATCAATGGAACATCCGCATTAAAGGAAGATAGTGAAAAAGTTATTACCTTTCCCAGTTCAAGAGAACAGGTTGTTGAAACGCAGCCAGCAAAGAAGAAAGGCAACTATAAAGAGGGCGAAGAACAGAGAGTTTATCCGTTCAAAACCGAAGAAGATCTTCAGAAAATGCACAATTATTTCGTTGAGAAAAAAATGTGGCGTAATGATCTCTTATTTATTGTCGGTGTTAATGTTGGTCTTAGAGCCGGGGATCTTCTTGAACTCACATGGGGACAGGTTTTTCCAGATAACTATTCAGAAGTCGCAAATGGCATTAGAATAAAAGAAGAAAAAACTGACAAGTGGCGTACGTTCTATCTGAATGAGTCTTGCAAAAAAGCCTTTTTGGAATACTTTGAAAAATATACCGAAAAAGGGAAAATTCCTGGAAGGGATGAATATATATTTGCCAGTCGAAAGGGAAATGGACATATCGAAGTTCGTCCGGCTGGTCTTATTCTGAAAAAAGCAGCACAGGCTGTAGGAATTTCCTATAATGTGGGTACTCATTCATTAAGAAAAACTTTTGGCTATTGGCAGTTAAAAGCACATCAGAACGATGCAATGTTCTTATGTCATCTTCAGGAAATGTTTAATCATGCAACTCCAAAGGTTACATTGAGATATTGTGGTCTTGAAGATGAAAATATGGAACAGTATTATAATGATGTATGCTTACTTTGACAGAATGAGGTAAATATTTTGGAAACAGTGATGACAAAGGCAGTGGCGAAACACAATGTAAAAGTTCTCATGGAGGGCGGCAGATTCAGTAATTTCATTAAAGGACATTCATACAGATGTATGATTAAAGGAAATGACGTGTTCCTGACAGACGAAAATAAATATGGTTATCAGACGGATTTATCCGACTTCTATGACGATTTTGAGATTGTGGGAGAAGGATAGAAATGAAGGAATACTACGAAAGTTTTGAATCAAAAGCAGATCAAAACCGTGTGTCGGTATTTACGAACAAAGGTCTGGTTGTTGTGGGTGTTGACATTGGCGTGGATGGATTTGAGGCACAGCTCAATAGTAAAGAAGTGAAACAGCTCATATCCATGTTAAAGGCAGCATCCAAAAAATCAAATAAGTAGAATAAAATAAATATATACACACATAAAAACAATGAGATTAAGCAGTAATGCTATCTCTTTTATATAGATAAAATAAATATGTGGAGGAAACACGATGTTACACAAACGAAAGACACGAAAAATTTGTGCGATTGTGGCACTCTTGCTTGTGGTCACACTTGTTTTCGTAGGTTGTGCGACCGCCAAAGATGGAGATAATGATGTCTATGTAAAATTCCAGGATCGTATGTCGATGGACTGGGGTTATGAAGATGCCATTTATCTTGAAAAGGCGGTAATGCTGAAGGGACAGGGAAAATCAGTTTATGAAAAAGCCGATATTATCATTGTCACTTTGAACAGGGTGTTGAATGAGAAATATCCCAAAGATATTAAATCCGTAGTGGAACAGCTTGCGGAGGAAGAAGGTGAGAGTCTGGACGATGTAGAGCCAGACTCGGAAGCCAACGAAGCATTAAGACTTGTAAGAGAAGAAAGATATGATAATACGAAAGGACGTTTAAATTATGAGTGAGCAGCAGATCAAAGAAACTAAAAAATCCAACAACCAGAGAAGAAGAAAGAATTACAGAAACCGCCGGAAAAATCCTGTAAAGACACAGCAGAAAATTCAGGAAGTAAAGAAATCTGATGAATACAAGAGTGTACAGGAAATCGCAGAGAAATTAGCATCTGTATTTGCCGATCTTGCGGAGGATGTAGAAAACTGTAAAAAAATCATTCCGGTGGGAAAGGCAGAAGGTATTCCAGAATTTACAGAACACCTCGGAAATATGTCTGGTATTCTGTTTGCACTTTCTACCATCAATGAGTATTTCCCACTCACAGAGCTTTTACAAAAAGATGTCGCAGCAGTGATTCTTTCCATTGTGGAAGATAAGGATATGTGCGATTTTGACGAGGGAATCTGCTATGATGAACTCGACTAAAAGTGAACAGTGGCTTTCCGGTGGAGATTGTAAACTCTGCCGGAGATCGAAATATTGTAGTAAGGCGTGTAAAGCCAACAAAGAAGCAACACAGAGAGATATTTACAGTGCAGTAAATAAAGCTACAGGCGGAATTTTCGCACATATGTTTGAGAAACAGGCAAGTTTATTCAGGTAGGTAAAAGTTATGAGTGGAAATCTTGTAGTTGATTGGGTAAACAATGTTTTGAGTGTGGCAGAAAAATGTTATGATTCTGTCAATGTAGCAAAAAAGGATGAAGCATTTATGGAGATACTCGGAATGAGTGATGCAGTTCTTAAATCCATTGGATATAATGGCAGATATTGGATTATTAAATATAAACGATTTTTTGATGTTATGAGTGGAAAAGATGTCACAGTTCTTAGTTGGGTATTAGAAGTTCTTGATTGCACAATAAAAGGATTGCGAGCTAAGTATATCATTAGTAAAGATAAATGCATCAAATGTATTATTGGAATTTGCAAAACTATTGTCACAACACTTGAATATGTTTATCCGGAGGATATGGACAAATATGAAAAGGATTATTAAAGCAGCCGGGATTTGTATTGGAACTGTGATTTTCGCCGTCTCTTTGATGTTGGTTGGAATAATTGTTGCAGTGTATGAAGCAAAAGAGAAATATAAATGAAAATCTCATTATGGGAAATAAAACTTGAAAGAAATAGATACGCAAAATTGTAGTGGACATTATTTAAGCTGTTTGGAATAAAGCCCAAAAATTCGTGTGGTTGTGGAAAAGCAATTCAATATGCAAATTATTGCCACTTACCTATAAATGTAAAATATTGTGATATTATCAATGACGGGAAAAGACATGAAGTGGTGTGTAAGTGTTGTGGTGGAATAAAGATGTTATCTAATTCTTATATTGATCCAAACGATGAAGATTCGTGGTTATCATTCTAGGGGAGGACACAATATGAGAAAACCAAAAGTCGAGAACAAATACAACTTGAAACCTTCAGACATAAATAAACTGATTGTAAAAGATCGTTCCAAAATCAAAGAGCCGTTATTTTGGCGAAATAATGTGATAAATGCTTGGTGCATTTCAAAAAGTATTGGAACAGATGCAGACAGAAGATTTTGTGATGACAATGAGGTGTGGATTGGAATTTACGATAAGCCGTATTATCGCCACGAAGTACATTATCATTGCACCTGTTGGGGTGGTATGGGGGATATAACTTCAAGGAGTTTTTCAATTATCGTGAGATTGAGACAGAGAAGGATTTGGAAACCCAGGAAACACTTTTGCAGTATGTAAATCAGTTGTTAGATGAAGGAATTTTGACAACAATGATGAAATGATAACGGAAATATGCAGCCTTGATTAACAAGGCTGGGAATCAATAGAAATATTGCGGCTGATTCAGCTAGGGAAACCTACACATATGTTAGAAAAATGTATGTGAGCCAAAGAGTGAGGAAATTTTCACTCACTAAAGCCTATGTAAATTGAATATAGATTTGAGGTTTTAGAACCTTATGAAATCACATAGGTACTGAACGGTTTATGCCCTTTATTCCTGGTTTCTTTAGCTTTAGAACATTATGAAATTACAAAAGTAAACTATAGAACAAATAGATATAAATAAAGGATATAAAATAAAATGAGCAAAGATAAATATGTGATAACCAGAAAAATTAAACTATTACCTGTTGGAGATAAGGATGAGGTTGATCGAGTATATGATTTTATTAGAGATGGACAATATTCACAATATCAGGCATTGAATTTACTTATGGGGCAGTTGGCAAGTAAGTATTACGAATGTAAAAGAAATTTGAGCAGTGATGAATTTAAAGAAGCACAAAAATCAATTTTGTCAAATTCAAATCCGAACTTATGTGATATTGAATTTGCTAAAGGTTGTGATACGAAGTCTGCAGTAGTCCAAAAAGTTAGGCAGGATTTCTCAACGGCGATAAAAAATGGATTACCTCGTGGTGAACGCAATATTACAAATTACAAACGGACAGTTCCTCTTATTACAAGAGGTCGTGATCTTGTTTTTGTTCATGGATATGAAAATTACACTGAATTTCTGGACAATCTTTACGAGGACAGAAATTTAGAAGTGTTTATCAAATGGGTTAATAAAATTAAATTTAAGATTATATTTGGAAATCCATATAAATCGGCAGAATTAAGAAGTGTTGTGCAAAATATTTTTGAAGAAAGATATAAAGTAAATGGTTCTAGTATTGGTGTTGATGATGGTGATATTATTTTAAATTTATCACTGACAATACCAAAGGTGATCAAGAAACTTGACGAGAGTAAGGTAGTTGGTGTTGATTTAGGTATTGCGATTCCTGCAATGTGTGCATTAAACACAAACAGTTATTCCAGGAAGTCGATTGGTAGTGCAGATGATTTTTTACGGGTAAGAACTAAAATTCGGGCACAAAGAAGAAGATTGCAGAAAAGCCTTAGTCAAACATCCAGTGGACATGGTAGAAATAAGAAACTTAGAGCTTTAGATAAATTCTCGAAGTATGAGAAACATTGGGTTCAAAACTATAATCATTATGTAAGCAAACAAGTTGTCGATTTCGCAATAAAAAACAATGCGAAGTATATCAACTTTGAAGATCTTGAAGGATATGGCGAAGAAGAAAAAAATAAATTCATTCTAAGTAATTGGTCATACTATCAGCTCCAACAGTACATTACATATAAAGCGGAAAAATATGGAATCGAAGTTAGAAAAATAAATCCGTATCACACATCACAGGTTTGTAGTTGCTGTGGTCATTGGGAAGAAGGACAACGAATAAATCAGAAAACATTTATATGTAAAAATCCAGAGTGTAAAAATTATGGTGAAGAAATTAACGCTGATTTTAATGCAGCTAGAAATATAGCACTTTCAACTGATTGGTCAGAAGTAAAGAAATTAAAAGCTAAGAAAAATAAGAAAAAATAAAAATTTTTATCGGTAAACCTTTTTGCCGAAGAGTGAGGGAAAATTCCACTCACTAAAGACCTAGCTAATGTATACGAAAGATATTTTGAGGTTTAGCCATATGATTTAACATAGGTCAAAAGGACAGTTTTCCGATTTTGTCAAGTGTTTTTGGTTTTGGAGTCATATGATTTAACATAGGTCAAAAGGGATAGGAGATAGTCGTGTGTAATTTATAAACCGTTTTAGAATCATATGTTGAAGTGGAGTGACATGAAAACTATAAAAGCAATATATAAATGATTATATCGGGTGATTTTGCACCCGAAAAGTGAGAGATGATCTACTCACTAAAATCTTTGTATTGAGTCAATATTTGAGATTTTAGATGTTTGTAAAAATACAAAGGTACAAAACTCACTTTCTACAATTTCGCATCCATCCAAAAGTTTAAGATGTTTGTAAAAAATGCAAAGATACAAAACCAAAGTGAAACAAATGAGGAAGTTTTTATTGTTTAGAGTATTTGTAAAAATATAGAAACATAAAATAAAAATGGTTTAAAATAATATAGACACAGAACATAGTAAAGGAGATAACAAAAATGGGAAAGCAGGATTTAGTCAGAAATGAAATGGTTAGAGCTATGAAAGAAAAAGACAAAGAAAAGAAAGATACATTAGCGTTACTTCTGACGGCTTTAAAGAACGCAGAAATTGATAAAATGCGAGTTTTATCACCAGAAGAAGAGGATGCAGTAGTACAGAAAGAAATCAAACAGACAAAAGAAACACTGGAAATGACACCGGCAGACAGAATGGACATTATTCAGCAGTGCAATAACCGCCTGGCGGTTCTGCAGCAGTTCGCTCCACAGATGATGGACGAAGCAGAAATTGAAAATGTTATTTCTGATGTGCTGAATGATCTGGGATTGAATGATCCAACCAAAAGAGAAAAAGGAAAGATTATGAAAGTTCTCATGCCACAGGTCAAAGGCAAGGCAGATGGAAAACTGGTAAATGCTATTCTTGAAAGAAAGTTGAGATAAATAAATGAGCAGAGTAATTACAAAAACAAGAACTGGAAATATTATTTCAGATGAAGAACTGGGACTTGAATATTTGTTTGTGGGGGACTACGGCAAAGAAAACAATATCAAGGCTTCATTTCTGGGGTATGATAAGCGGATCGAAAGGGTTGAACACAAGCAGGTGACACTTGAGGATAAGCTAGTTGTAACTGTATCTTCACAGAAAGGTTGCCCGATGAAGTGTAATTTCTGTGATTGTCCGAAACTTGGTTTTCATGGAAATGTATCAAAAGTGGGGCTTATCTCTGAAATCACAACGGCGATTGCTTTAAGTGAAATTAAGCATGGCGAGAGACTGAATGTACATTTCGCCAGAATGGGAGAACCAACCTTTAATAAGAGTGTTATTGGTGCGGCTGTTGACATTGCAAAGATCATTCAGGACAAGGATTCTGACGTAACATTTAAAGAGTATCATCCGGTGGTGTCAACAATGATGCCAAAATCAAACAAGAATCTGAAACGGTTTTTACATGAATGGGTAAAAGCTGGTTATGAATATGGTGGCGAAGATGGTTTCGGACTGCAGTTTTCTATCAATACTCTTGACGAGAACGACAGAGATGCTATGTTTAGAGGTATGTCCTTATCATTGAAAGAGATTGGTGAAATTATCAGTGAACTTCCGAATCCTAAAAAGAGAAAATTTACATTGAATTTTGCAGTTACCTCAAAGTGTAACCTTGATCCGGATCTGATGGAGAAGTATTTTGACAAGGAAAAGTGTATTGTCAAGATTACACCGATACACGAAACAGTAGAAGCAGTTTCAGAAGGATATGAGATTGTAACGGACTTTGATGTATATGAGAAGTTTGAGCAGCCGTTAGTTGACAGAGGATGGAATGTTATTGTATTTGTCCCTTCAAAAGAGGAAGATGAAGATAGGATAACTTGTGGAAATTCTCTGATTGCATTGCATAAAAAGGATATTGAATATGAAGGTTAAAAAGAGAGTTCTTTTGTTTATAGTAGCATTAGCTATGATATTTACAGGGTGCAGTAATGTTTCTGGGGATCAACAGCCGGATGTTTATGCAGACATGCAGTTTCGACTTATAAAGGAACAGGATGGAGGTATTGATTATTTGGTCGATCAATATACCAATATTGTATATTTTAAGGTGGGATCTGGTGGAATTGATAATAGGACATCTGCAATGTCGGTGTATTATATTTTGAATGATCATGGAGAAGCTGAAATTGCCATATATGGAAAAAATTATACGATTGATAATGCGGAGGATTCAGACTGATGGTACGAAAATTCAAAATTGATAACGATGCCTATGGTGAAGGTATCAAAATGTATAATAAAGCCACGATTGAGATTGTTTCTGGTGTTACGGTTTTGGTTGGCTGCAATGGTGCTGGTAAGTCAACATTATTGAAACAGTTATACCGTATGGTGCAGAAAGAGAATATTCCTTGTGTTATGTTCGATAATCTTAAAGATGGTGGCGATAGGGCAAGAATGAACGCTGAATTTTGCGGTGATATGACATTCCTTGGCACAAGTTTATGTTCCAGTGAGGGCGAAAACATACGGTTGAATATGCAGAGATTTTCTGATATGATTATCAAAATGTTCAAAAACAATCCACACGATCAGGAATATTGGATCTTTGCAGATGCCGTTGACAGTGGTTTCAGCATTGATAATATTGTTGAACTGAAAGAAAATCTGTTCGGGGAAATTTTAGATGTCAATAAAAAGAAAGATGTGTATATCGTGGTTTCTGCTAATGCCTACGAAATGGCAAGGGGTGAAAATTGCTTTGATGTAGTGAATGGAAGATACGTTCCTATTAAGAGCTATGAAAAATATCGTAGTGTTGTTTTGAAATCAAGAGACAAGAAAAATAAAAGATATGGAGATAGGTAAATGATATATATTACAGGTGATACGCACACTCCGATAGATATTCATAAACTGAAAAATCAATTTTTCAATCCGCCGGGTGCTACAAAGAATAATACATATTTGATTATTTGTGGCGATTTTGGTGCAGTCTGGAATTATAAGGGTGAAGATAAAGAGGAAAAGTATTGGCTTGATTGGTTGGAGAATAAGCCATATACAGTATTATTTGTTGACGGAAACCATGAGTGCCATCCGAGATTGAACGCTTTTCCAGTTGAAGAGTGGAATGGTGGGAAGATTCACAGAATCCGTCCGTCTGTTATTCATCTTATGAGAGGGCAGATTTACACTATCAATGGTAAGAAAATTTTTACTATGGGTGGTGCATCTTCACATGATAAGGAAGCCCGGACAGATAGAAAGACTTGGTGGGAAGAAGAGCTTCCGTCAAATGAAGAATATAAGGATCTGAAATTCAAGCATTGGTATAGCGGTCATTATCACATTGATAAAGATGTGGATGATTTACATACTGTTCTGTATGATGAAATTCTGCCACTGGGAGAATGTGTAGGAGAAGAAGAGTAATGGATAATGAAAGATTAAAAGTCGGAGATATTGTGCAGCATTTCAAAAGAGAGTTCTTGAAAGGTAATTTGTTGAATGCAACCAGCAGATACCTTTATAAAATCATCGGATTTGCACAGCATTCCGAAACAAAAGAGAAGCTGGTTATTTATCAGGCTCTATACAGAAATGATATAGACGGAGTAAATTTTGGGATATATGCAAGACCTTATGATATGTTTTTCAGCGAGGTTGATCATTCCAAATATCCGGATATTAAACAGAAATATAGGTTTGAAAAATATCCTAAGTAGAATAGAATAATTGTTGACACAGTATTAAAAATATGGTACTATATAAGAGGTAAGAGAAATGGTGGTTTTGATAATCATTATACTTGGATTCCTGTATGGTGCAGATTACTTTAAGTTTAATGAAACATATGGAACTTCAAGTAACTCATTACCATTAGGAATCTATGTGTTATCGTTCAAATGGTGGAATGTAAGATTCAACTGGTACATAAGAATGGAACAGTGGCATGTAGATATTTCAATCGTATTTCCGATAAGTATTAAAGAAAAGAAATTTCGGGAATACATTCTCATTATAACCAGTACAGATGTAAAAGTCTGTACTGTTGATATAAATTAAGTAGAATAAAATAAATAAAAGAAAGGAAACAAAATGAAAACAGGTTTAACGAACGCACAGGTAGCTGAAAATCGAAAGAAGTATGGCACGAATAAGTTGCCGGAGAAAAAGCTGAAAACAGGGTTTCAGTTCTTCATGGAAACATTTGAAGATAGACTGAATCAGATCCTTTTGGCAATGATGATTGTGTTTACAGTTCTGGCAGTATTCGGACAGGGTTCATATTCAGAGCCGATTGGAGTAGCAGTTGTTCTTCTGGCAATCGCATTTATCGGAATGAACACTGGGCTGAAAAGTCAGAAAAGTACAAAAGAGCTAAAAGATAGGACATCTGTTCATTATTGTAATGTAATCCGAAACGGAAAAGTCGAACATATCAATACAAATGACTTGGTTGTTGGCGATCTGGTTATTATCCAGTCAGGAGAAGCAATTCATGCAGACGGCTATCTGGCGGAAGGAAATGTGAAAGTTGACAACTCTGTATTAAATGGAGAATCAGAACCTTGCAAAAAATCAGCATGGGACAAAGAAGATTCACCTATCACATTTGGCGGTCAGAGAAAAGCGGATTCAAGTGATTATACAAATTCTTACGCACTGTTTTCCGGAACAACGGTAACAGATGGTGAAGGAAAGATGATCGTAACTAATGTTGGTGTTGACACAGTAAACGGTCAGACAATTTCGACCATTGATGAAATCGAAGAAACAAAGACTTCCCTGGAAATCCAGTTGGAGGATCTTGCTGGACAGATTAGTAAATTCGGATATATCGGAGCTTCAATCATTGTTGTAGCACTGATTATTACCAACATTATCCAGTATGGCGGTATCGCTGAATACTTTGGAATGGGTTGGCTTGGTATTCTGAAGAATATTCTTACTATCGCAGTAACAGCACTTACCATTATCGTTGCAGCAGTACCGGAAGGTCTGCCACTTATCATCAATCTTATCACAGCTCAGAATGCGAAGATTATGATTAAGCATAATGTCCTGGCTAAGCATACGAATAAGATTCCAGAAGCCGGAAACATCCAGTTACTTTGTACCGATAAGACAGGAACACTTACGGTTGGAAAACTTGTTCCGGTAGAAAATGTAATGGGTGATGGAAACCCAGTACCGGAAGGAAGTATGACAGACAATCTGTTTAAGCTGAATGTAGCATTAAACAGCAGCGCAATGTATGACGAAAACAATGACATTGTAGGCGGAAATGCCACAGAAAGAGCATTACTCACGTTGGTTAGTAGAGAAGAATACAACATGGTCACTGATTCAGTGAATGTGTCAAATAGAAAGAGTTTCAACAGTGCAAATAAGTTCAGTGCAGTTGAGACAGATGGAAAAGAAGGAAAGATTACCTATTACAAAGGTGCGCCGGAAAAACTGATTGATGCAGCAATTTCCTATGAAACAGCAGAAGGAATCCAGCCAATCGACAAAGACAGGCTGAAAATGATCGTTAAAGCATATGCTGTAAAAGCAATGCGAGTTATCGCAACGGGTTACAGTAAATCTACATTACCGGAAGAGGGATTCCCGGATGATCTTATTCTTACTTCGCTGGTTGCAATTCGTGATGATGTTCGCCCGGAAGTACCAGAAGCAGTGGCAAAAATGCACGATGCCGGAGTTCAGGTAATGATGGTAACAGGTGATGTTATCGACACAGCAAAAGCTATCGCAAAAGATGCTGGACTGATCACAAGTGAATCTGATATTGCAATGTCAGCCATTGACTTTGATGCACTGTCAGACGAAGAGGCAAAGGCAAAACTACCATACATTAAGGTTATCGCAAGAGCCACACCGAATACGAAGTTGCGAATTGTGCGACTGGCACAGGAACTTGGGCTTTGCGTAGGTATGACAGGTGACGGAACAAACGATGCACCGGCACTGAAAGCAGCAGATGTTGGCTTCTCAATGGGATCTGGAACAGACGTATGCAAAGAAGCTGGCGATATTATTATCACAGATGATAATTTTGTATCTATCACAGATGCAGTTCTTCTTGGAAGAACATTCATGCACAACGTTATGAAGTTCCTGAAATTCCAGTTACCTATCAATGTAGGTCTGGTGATTCTCAGTATTTTATATCCGATCATTATGGCTGTGGAAGCAGTTGCAGCGGTACAGATTCTTGTAATCAATATCGTTATGGACTCTCTTAATTCTCTTTCATTTGGTGGCGAACCGGCGAAAGATGAATATATGAAAGAAAAGCCTATTCCGAAAGGATCAAAACTTCTTTCAAAAGAAACTATCGGTCAGATTGCAGTATCAGTTGTAGCATTTATTGGAATTTTCGGTATTACACTGCTGCCGCCGGTACAGAAAATTTTCGGAAACGATGAAGCGGTTTATGCAACAGTCAGATTCGCACTGCTTATTATGATGGCAACATTCAACGGATTTAATATCAGAACAGACGGATTCAATCTGTTTAAGGGTATCGGCAAAAATAAACTTTTTATCGAAATTGCAGTTGTAATTTTTGCCTTAACATTTGTTCTGGCACAGTTCGGCGGAGATATTATGGGATGTACAGCAATGACACCTACACAGTGGGGTGTAACGGTTGGTCTGGCATTTATGATTATTCCGATTGACCTTGTAAGGAAAGCAATTATTAAGATCAAAAGAAAGTAGGAAAGTATATGGTTAAAAGAGATAAAGAGTACAAGAAAATTGAAAATATAACCTTGGGTTGTTATGCCGTAGGGTTGGGGCTTGCATGTGTAACAAAGTTTCTGCCATTTATCCTTTTAACTGTTATGGCATATCCTATTTCGTTTTGCTTAGTAGACAATAATAAATGGAGTGGTAAAAAATGCCACTCCTAGAAAAAGAAAGGAAATAAAAATGGGATTCTTCGGTAAAATTTTTGGAAAAGAAGATACACCGGCAGTTGAGACACATAATGAAATCAGTATCAATGAGTCAAAAGAGAACCTGAATAAAGTTCTGGTGAATCTGTCAAAAGAAAGCAAAGTGGATTTGACAAAGCATACTGCTAGAGTTGCACTTGCTACCGACTATTCTGGTTCAATGTCGGGAGTATTTCACGATGGTTCATTACAGAGAACAATTTCGAGATTACTTCCGATTGCATTAAAATTTGATGACAATGGGGAACTTGAATCCTGGCTGTTTTCAAATGGTTATAAAAGTCTTGCTGCGGTTTCAAAGATTAACTACGAAAAATATGTGAAAAATGTTATGTTGAAATCTGGAATGAGCATGGGCGGCACAGAATATGCACCGGTGCTTAGAGATATGGTTCGGTATTATAAGGATGTAGAGCCGAGTGAAACTCCGACTTTTATCATCTTTATTACAGATGGTGAAAATGAAGATAAATCAGGAACGAATGAAATTATCTTAGAATTATCTAAGTATAATATTTTTGTCCAGTTTATCGGAATTGGTAGGGAAAAATTTGAGTACCTTAAACGGCTTGATAATCTCAAAGGAAGAAAACATGATAACACGGGATTTACGGCAGTAGAGGATATGGATAAGCTCAATGACGAGCAACTTTATACAGAAATTTTGCGGCAGTATAAAGATTGGTTAAACAAGAAGTAAAAAAATAAAAAAGTTAAATAAAAAGGAGAAAACATTATGGTAAGTTTAGTAAAAGGACAGAAAGTAGATCTTACAAAAGGAAACGCAGGATTAAAGCAGATTATCGTTGGTCTGGGATGGGATGCAAATAAGTACGATGGTGATGATTTTGATCTGGATTCGGCGGCATTTCTTATTGGAGCAAATGGAAAAGTAAGAAATTCTGATGATTTCGTATATTATAACAATCTCAAACATTCAAGTGGTGCAGTTCAGCATATGGGTGACAATCTTACTGGTTCAGGTAACGGAGATGACGAGCAGATTATTGTTGATCTGACAAAGATTCCGGCTGATGTTGAAAAAATCGCATTTACAGTAACTATCTATATGG